TGCTTTGCGCAAGGGCGACACCGTTCTTGTTCAAGGATCGATGAAGCAATCAACCTTTAAGGGGCGTGATGGAGTTGATAAGACGGCTTTGGAAATCAACGCGGCTGACATTGGCATTGTTCCCAAGGTTCAACGCACTTCTGTTTCTCGCGGTCAGGCTTCAGTTAGCCGAGCGGAAGCACCAGGATGGTAAACGAAGGGTTGCTCTCTGCCCAGGAGGTTGCCACTCGATTGAATATTACAATGAACAACCTCAGGCAATTACAACATCGAAAGCAACTGGTGTGGGTAGAGAAAGTCGGTCGCAATGTCTATTATCGTGAACAGGATGTGGTCGCGCTCGCAGAAAGACGCTCAAGGACAATCAAAGAGTAGTATCAATGCCATGATTGTTATTGATGGAGAAGTTACTGTTGCCGAGATTGATGAAGCCTTGCGCAACATCAGAGAAATGCTTATAGATCGGTATGGCAACCGACTATCGCACCAAAAGAAAGAATTGTTACTTAGCAGCATAGATGATTTACTAGATGCAAGGTTAAACTTAACAAAGTAAGAGGGCGGGCGATGGAAGTAACGAGTAGGCTGATTGTTGATTTATTACTCGACCCTGAAAACGCCCGCAAACATTCCCAAAAGAACCTGGATGCAATCAAAGCCAGCCTTACAAAGTTTGGCCAGCGCAAACCAATTGTTATTAACCACAAAGGTGTAATTCTTGCGGGCAACGGAACCGTTGAGGCAGCCAAGGACCTGGGCTGGGATCACATAGATGTAGCCGTTGTTCCTTCTGATTGGGATGAAGCAACCGCCAGGGCCTACGCCTTGGCCGATAACCGCACCGCAGAGTTGGCCGAATGGGATGAAAGTGTCCTGGCCAAGCAACTCCTGGAACTTATGGATGAAAACTTCGATATTGAAGCAATCGGGTTTGAAATGCCTGAGCCTGAGATCGAGCCTGAACCTGATGATGCGCCAACAATCGAGGAAGTAGAACACCGAACCAAAGTCGGTCAGTTGTGGAAGTTGGGCGATCACTTGCTGTATTGCGGTGACTCAACTGAAGAGGCAACTTTCACCCGCTTGATGGGGGATGAGAAGGCCCACTTAATTTGGACTGATCCGCCTTGGAATGTGAACTATGGCGCAGACGACAGCCACCCATCTTGGAAACCAAGAACAATCCTGAACGACCACATGAACGAGGGCCAATGGGATGAATTCGTGGGACAGTTCTGCACAACTTTGAAAGATTACAGCGAACCTGGCGCACCGATTTATCTTGTTATGAGCGCCCAGGAGTGGCCTGTTATTGACCGCAACTTGCGCGAGGTTGGCTTCCATTGGAGCAGCACCGTCATTTGGGCCAAGGACCGCCTGGTCTTATCCCGCAAGGATTACCACACGCAATATGAGCCAATTTGGTATGGCTGGAATGCAGATGCCTCCCGCTTAAACCCTGTGGAAGATAGAAAGCAATCAGACCTTTGGGAGATAGAACGCCCAGGCCGATCCGAACTTCACCCAACCATGAAGCCGATTGAACTGGTGCAGAAATCTATCGTGAACTCATCCAAGCCTGGAAACATCGTCTTGGACTCCTTTGGGGGGTCAGGAAGCACTCTTATCGCCTGTGAGCAGACCAACCGTAAGTGCCGCATGGTCGAACTTGACCCGCAATACTGTGATGTAATTATTACACGATGGGAGAAGTTTACAGGCAAGACCGCAGAACTGTTGCCTGAAAACTAAGCAAAAGATGGCGCAACCCAAGCAAAATGACCCAGGCGAAGCAAAATTGGTTATGCCAAGCAACGCGGGAGATATGGATGAAGACGGTAATTCCCTGGAGGAGAAAGAACTCCGTGTCCTGGAATTGCGCAGGGCGGGTTTTACCTTTCAGCGTATTGCCGAAGAGGTCGGTTATAAGCAAGCCTCAGGTGCGCAGCGAGCGCTTGAACGGATTATGGCTCGCAACATTCCCCAAGCCCCGAACGAGTTTCGCTGGCAGGAACTGGACCGTTTAGATCGTATGCAGGTGGCTCTGTGGCCCAGGGCGATGAAAGGCGATGATCGTGCCATTAACACCATCATTCGCTTAATGGAAAGAAGAGCAGGATACTTGGGTATCGATGCTCCTAAGTTGATACAAGCAGAGGTGGTGAATTATGACGGAACTCGAGACATTGATGGGGAGATCGAACGCATCGTCAATCTCATCCGAGGAATGGATACAGGCGAGTCGTTGGAAGTGGAAGGTGGACCAAGCGAGAGCGGAACAACTGCCACCCCAGGGGAATTGGAAGACCTGGTTATACATGGCGGGGCGCGGAGCGGGGAAAACGAGGACAGCGGCGGAGTGGTTGGCGTGGGAAGCGATCAGCAAACCGATGACTCGGTGGGCGATAGTAGCCCCGACCTTCGGTGATGCCAGGGATACCTGCGCTGAGGGCCAGTCAGGAATTCTAGGAGTTTTGCGCCGCTATAAAATGCTCAAGACTTGGAACCGCAACAACGGTGAAATCATTCTCAACAATGGTTCCCGCATTAAACTTTTCACAGCCGATGAACCCGAGCGCTTCCGTGGCCCCCAGCACCATGGAGCCTGGTGCGATGAGTTGGCTTCTTACCGATATTCCGACTCCTGGGACCAGTTGCAGTTTGGTTTACGCCTGGGAGATAACCCCAGGGTTATAGTTACAACCACTCCCAAGCCAACGCCCCTCATTCGGGCCTTAGCGGGCCGCACAGACGGCTCTGTGGTGGTCACACGCGGGTCTACTTTTGATAACGCAGCCAACCTTGCCCCTGCCGCCCTGTTAGAACTCCAGGCCCGATACAACGGCACACGCCTGGGCCGCCAGGAGTTATACGGGGAAATCCTCGAGGATGTTGAAGGCGCACTTTGGACCAAGGGATTAATCGAACGCGCTCGCCTGGATAAAGCACCACCGCTTTCTCGGATCACGGTATCAATTGACCCTGCGGTTACCAATACCAGCGATAGCGATGAAACTGGAATTATTGTTTGTGGCGCAGATGCTCAAGGCCACGGTTATGTTTTGGGTGATTACTCCTTCCGTGGTTCGCCTTTGGATTGGGCAAGCAAAGCCGTGGCGGTCTTTGATGAATGGAAAGCCGACAGCATTTTGGTTGAAGTTAACCAAGGCGGCGATATGGTCAGCGCTGTTCTAAAGCAAGTGAGAATTGGTTTACCTATCCGAGAAATCCGCGCCCATGTTGGTAAACGATTGAGAGCCGAACCAGTTGCTGCGATGTATGAGCAAGGGCGTATCCACCACATCGGTGAGTTCCCAATGCTTGAGGATCAGATGACAATATGGACACCGCAAGATCCAAAGTCACCCGATCGAATTGATGCCATGGTTCAGGCTTTCTCTGATTTACTTGGAAAGAGCAGTGTTGCCTCATACTTTGGTGCGCTTGCAAACTTCTGTCCGAAGTGTGGTTTGCCAATGCCAAAGTCAATGTCACATTGTTCTAAGTGTGGAAGCGCTATGATTGAACCAACCCAATCTGTCTCGGAGCCGAAGGAGTAACATGGCGGCCATCTACAACACAACGATTGACCAGGGCGCAAATTGGTTCATAACTTTTATTTACAAGCAACCAGCAGAAATCACTAATGTTTCAGGCAACGGAACAACCGTTACTTACACAGCCGTCAACGGATTTGCCGCAGGACAGATAGTTTCAATTGATAATGTGCAGCCTTACATTTACAACTTACAAAATGTCACCGTAAACACCGCATCAACTTCTCAATTCACAATCACAAACGGTGCAACAGGTATTTATATTAATGGTGGTCTTGCAACAGCCCCTGTAAACATCACAGGCTATACAGCAGCGTTGCAAATCAGATCGTTGCCGCAAAGCCCAACTTCAGTTTTAAGTTTAACCAACGGTTCAGGCATAACAATCACAGGTGCAACGGGAACGATAGCCGTAACTGCAACGGCCGCACAAACAGGCAATATTGATGAAGGCCCTTACTACTACGATCTTGAAATAACATCTCCAACGGGCGTGGTTACTCGCGTTGCCCAGGGCCAGGTTGTTGTTTCAGCACAGGTGACACGATGAGCGACCAAGAAGCGGTAATAATCAAGCCAATCATTCCGACAGTTGTTGTAACAGCCCCAGGACCTCAGGGACCTTCGGGCGCGGCGGGTTCAGTTTTCTATGTTCACACCCAAGCAACTCCAGCATCGGTGTGGACTATCAACCACAACTTAAACGGCAACCCAACGGCGGTCGTTTTGGATAGCGCTGGAACTCAATGCGAGGGAACTTTCAGTTATCCTTCGGGTAATCAAATGATTATCACATTCACAAGCCCATTTACAGGAACGGCTTACATAATATGAGTCGCTTGGCGTTAACCCCAACCAATGTCCCTGCAAGCGCAACGGATATTTCAACACCAACCCTTCGCACAGGCGATCTTTACTTCAACACCACCGAAGGCTTAAAGGTTTACAACGGATCGGCTTGGGTGGCTGTAAGTGCAACGATTACAGAAATTGATGCGGGTGTTTTTGATAGCATTGCCCCTTACAATGGTGGCAGCCCAACCACATCAGCGACACAAACCTTTATTGGAGGAACACCATGAGCGTCGTAACGCAAATTCAAGTAAGGCGTGGAACTGCTTCGGAATGGACATCTGCGAACCCAGTTCTTGCTGCTGGTGAATTAGGATTTGAAACAAATACAGGATTATTAAAAGGCGGCAACGGATCAACAGCGTGGAACTCTTTACCTTATGTGGGTGCTGGCGACATAACAGGCGTAACCGCTGGCACTGGTCTTTCAGGCGGAGGCTCAAGCGGTTCAGTTACTCTATCTATCGACACAGCAACAACGGTAGATCTAACAACTAGCCAAACTCTAAGCAACAAAACAATCTCAGGCTCATCCAATACACTAAGCAGTATTGGCAATTCAAGTCTTACCAATTCAAGCATTACGATAAATGGAACTGCGGTTTCATTAGGCGGATCTGTAACGATTGAAGCAAGCAGTTTCGTTCCTTCGTTTATGTTAGGTGGTATGTAA